AAAACGCTTATAGATATAAGTAAGGATACTACAATTTTGGATGTCAACCTATACGACTAAGGTTTCTCGTGCATTTAGAGACATAAGTTTGTCTTTTAAGAAGCATCCAGTCACAAGAGATGTGACTATTTTGAGAAACGAAGACGCAATTAAGAAATCTGTCATTAATCTTACAAGAACTCGGATTAATGAGAGGTTTTTTAATGAGTTGATAGGAACGTCAATTGGTGATTCTCTCTTTGAAAACATGAATTCGGGTATCGAATCGGCATTAGAAGAGGAAATTACCTCATTATTGAGTAATTATGAGCCTCGAATAGAATTAAATAGTGTATATGTGATTGCAAACCAAGATGGTAATGATGTGAACGTTCAAATTGACTATGATATTGTTGGATTACCGCTTCCAAATCAAAATATAGAGTTCTTATTACAACCGACAAGGGTATAATGGCATTTAATCAGTTTACAAACTTAGATTTCCAAGATTTACGCACTCAAATTAAGGATTATTTGAGATCAAACTCAAATTTTACTGATTTTGACTTCGAGGGGTCTAATTTTTCTGTATTAATTGATAATTTAGCATATAATTCTTATATTACTGCCTATAATACCAACATGGCGGTTAATGAAGCGTTCATTGATAGTGCAACTGTAAGAGAAAATGTTATATCACTCGCAAGAAATATTGGATATGTACCTAGATCAAGAAGAGCAGCGATTGCAAAGATAAGTTTCAACGTAGATGTATCATCACTTTCTGCAAGATACGTTACACTAAATGCAGGAATCGTTGCGTTGGGAAGTGTTCAGAATGGTTCATATACATTTTCAATTCCAGAAAAAATTACGGTAAGTCCTGGAAGCAATGGGATTGCTGCATTTACTGGTATTGAGATATTTGAGGGAAACTATCTAACGAAAGAGTTTACGGTTAATACTGCCCAACTGGATGAAAAATATATCTTACCAAATACAAATATAGATACAACTACAATTCGGGTTTCAGTAACTGATGGTGATACTGGAACAATTGAGGTATATAATGCTTATGAAAATATATTTCAAGTTAATTCAGAGTCTAGACTCTTTCTTGTACAGGAGATTGCAGATGAAAAGTATCAAATCCTCTTCGGTGATGGTGTTCTTGGCAAGAAACCGCCAAATGGTAGCACTATTAAAGTTTCTTATATTGTTACTAGTGGGACAGATGGTAATGGTGCAGGTAATTTCAATTTCTCAGGGAATTTAAGTTATCCAAAAAGAAATGGTGATGTCATAGTTGATACTGCAGTCACAAGTAATATATCTCTTCTAACGGTCTCACAAGCGTCTGAGAATGGTGATAATATTGAACCAGTTGATAATGTCAAGTATCTTGCTCCAAGGGTATATGCCTCTCAATATAGGGCAGTTACTTCAAATGATTACATTAGTTTAGTGCCTTCAGTTTATCCAAACATAGATTCCGTAAGTGCATATGGAGGTGAAGAACTAGATCCCCCACAATTTGGTAAAGTTTTTATTACTGTTAAACCCAAAACAGGTGAAATATTATCAGACACTGCAAAAAGTGCGATCAAATCAGGATTAAAACAATATACTGTTGCAGGAATACAGCAAGAATTTGTTGATATGAAGTTCTTGTTTGTTGAGTATGATTCTACAGTATCATACAACCCAGGATTAATAACGACGAAGGAAGATTTATCATCTCGTATTTTTAAATCAATTGAAACATATTCTAAATCGTCAGACATCAACTCATTTGGTGGAAGACTTAAGTATAGTAAACTACTATCAGTGATTGATAGAGTTGATACTGCAATTACATCAAATATAACTGTAATTAAAATGAGAAGGGATCTAACTCCTGCATATGGACAACTAGCCAACTATGAGTTATGCTATTCAAATCGTTTTCATGCAGACTTAGAGGGTTTTAACATAAGATCTACTTCATTTAAAATTGAAGGAGTTGATGGAGATGTATTTTTAACAGATTTGCCAAATTCTGACGGATTAACAGGTGTTGTTAGATTTTTCACTCTTATTGATGATGTTCCTAACTTTATTAATAATAATGCAGGTACTGTAGATTATGTAAAGGGAGAAATTATTCTCTTTGCAGTGAATATTACTTCTTCAGATATTATAAACAAAATTGAAATTGAAGCAATTCCAGAATCAAATGATATTATCGCAAAACAGAACCTTTATATTGTCCTAGATACTACTAGTGGAAGTAAATTAACACTTTTAGAAGATTTAGTATCTTCTGGATCAGACAGATCGGGTTCATCATATACACCACCTTCAAGTTTCGTCAATACCAAAAGGTTTACCAGATAAGAAATGGCAGATACAAAAGTAAAAATCTCTCATATTCTGGATAGTCAGATTCCAGAGTTTATTCACGAAGAAAACCCATTATTTAAAGAATTTTTAAATCAATATTACATTTCACAAGAACATGAATATGGTAATATTGATCTTGCAGAGAATATTACTGATGTAAAGAATATTTCTAATTTTATTAATCTTAATATTGTTGGTTATCAGGCATTAGTGCCGATTACATTAACTGGAGATATATTTTTTTATGATAATATTATTAATGTAAGCAATACTCTTGGTTTTCCAAATAGTTATGGACTTTTAAAAATTGATGATGAGATAGTAACATATACAGGAAAAACTGCAACTTCATTTACTGGATGTGTTCGTGGTTTTAGTGCAATAACTGCATTAGAAAAAAATGGAAATCCTGAATTTTTAACTTTTAGTAGTTCTAAATCAACATCACACTCTTCTGGTACTGTTATATCAAATTTAAGTCATATATTCTTAATTAAATTCTACGAGAAGTTTAAAGCAAATTATTTGCCTGGTGTTGAAAACAGAAATTTTATGACAGGACTCTCAGTAGAGAATATTTTATCAAGAGCAAAGGATTTTTATACTTCAAAAGGAACTGATACAGCACTTGATATTCTATTTCAAGTTTTATTTGGAAAAAGTGTCACTATTTTAAAACCTTTTGATAATACTATTACATCCTCTGATGCAGAGTGGGTTGTAGCAGATCAGTTAATGGTTGAAGTACTTGAAGGTAATCCTACTAACTTAAAACAAACAGTAGTTTTCCAAGAATCGTTAACTGAGCCTACTGCTACAGGTGCAGTCAGTAATGTGGAAGAAATATTTCTAGGAAGTAAGAAATATCATCGAATTTCACTATCTAAGGGTTCAATGGTAGGAACCTTTAAGGTAAATAACAAAACTCAAGTTGTTGGGACTGCATCTACAACTTCAGTTGTTACTGTGGACTCTACAGTTGGATTTACAACTGAAAATGGATTTCAATATTTGAATTCATCAGGTTCTTATGTTCCTGTAACATATCAATCAAAGTCACATAACCAATTCTTCGATACTAATGCAACTATTACATTATCTGAAGGAACACCAATCATAGATAATGTCTTTATATTTGGATATGAGAATAATGACACCACTAAAGTTTGTAAAATGCGTGTTATGGGGTCGATATCTAATGTTTCGACTAATTTTGAAAAAACTAAATTCTTCAGAGAGCAAGATGATATCAAATTAAAGTATCTTGGAGAAAAAACAGATATTGACGATAAAAAATTCAATACATGGTTCTATAATAATGTTTCTTATCTTGATATTGTACAACCAACTGCGGAAGCATCTAGTAACATTGAAACTTTAGATAATCATTTTTTACATTCTGGTGATAGAGTTGATATTTTAGATAAAGAGACAAAAAATGTTTTATTTTCTAACGTAGAGGTAAGTGGAACTCCATCTGACACTCAATTTCAAATTATTGGAACAACTGTTGGATTGCAAACTAATTATAGTATCAAAAAACGTTTATCTTTTTCTTCATCAAACCTTGACCTCGGATTTTTAGTTTCTGATATACAAAATACGTTTACAGATGAAAGTGATAATACTTATGTTGCTTTTTCTGGTTATCCATCGGATAGTGCAATTCAATCTACAGATAGATCAGTTACTTTTCAATCAAATAATGTATCAGACAATAAAATAAACATAGTAGGACATCAATTTTTAAATGGAGAAAAAATATACTATCAACCACAATCAACAAATAGTGGGATAAGTGGTATTGCTACTGGAACATACTTTGTAAAGGTTGTAGATCCAAATACTATTCAATTATCACTAAATGCCCAAAATTTATATTTAAATAACACTGTAGCGATAACAGGAACTACTGCTACTGATGTTCATAAAATTACACCATCAATTCCTGTTGGTGATACAATAACAAAATTAAAAAATCAAAATAATTTTAGAAGAATTCGTAAGAATCCAGAAAACAGTCAAGGAAATAAAAATATTACAGGGCCAATAGGATTAAGTTTAAATGGAATTGAATATCACTCTCCAATATCTGATGATTCTGTATTTTATGGTCAGATTGATAATATTTTAGTTTTAGATAAAGGAAACGGGTATAGTGCAGTATCTCCACCCAATGTTTCCATTGCTGACTCTTTTGGAAGTTCTGCAGTAGCAAATGTTCATGTAGATGAAGGTCAAATAGAAGAAATAGTTTTAACGAACAAAGGTTTTGATTACATAGGAACACCCTCTGTTACTATAAGTGGTGGAAATGGTCAAGGGGCAAAAACTCAAATCAGAATGGAAGGATTCAAACATTCTGTATCATTTAATGATTTTAAAGTTGATTTAACTAATAATAAAATTACGTTAGACGAAGATCACAGATTTTTAGATGGTGAAGAGGTGATTTATACTGCAGGTGGAACTCCTATTGGTGTCGGTGCAACAAATATTGGATTTACCACTAGTTTACTATCAAGTGGAGGTAATTATTTTATATCTCATTTTCCTGGAGATGATAAAGCATTTAAAATTCACACTTCAGAAGAAAATGCTCGTGCAGGAATCAATACAATTGATTTCTTGGCATTTGGTAATAATACTCATACATTTACTGCAAAAAGAGATAGAAGAAGAGTTGCAGAGATTGCTGTGGTTGAAGGAGGTCATGGATTTCAAAATAATAAAGTTGTTGTAACAAGCACAAAGTATCCACCCGAAAAACAAGAAGACATATTTAAAACTTTTGTTGGTATTAGTACTTTTGATAATTGCATTTATGCTAAAAATCATAATTTCAAAAATAATGATGAAATAAACTATACAACATCAAATACTGCTATAGGTGGACTAACAGATTCTACAAACTATATCGTAACTGTCGTAGATAATCATAAATTCAAATTAAGTACAAACAAAACAGATTATAATAATAAAGTTTATATTAATTTGACAAGTTTAGGTGTTGGTAACCATACTTTTAACTATCCAGATATTATAGTCACAATTAGTGGTCCTACAGGATTGGGAAGCACTGTTGCCCCATCATATTACACTGCTACAGCAGATGCAGTTGTAAAAGGTAAAATATGCAATATTTTCATGGAATCTGGTGGTGTTGGATATGGTGTAACAAATATTATTAATTTTGTAAGAACTCCAACAATAACTGTAGAAACTGGTAAAAATGCTGAATTATCACCTGTTGTTAATGCACTAGGTGAGATTAGTGATGTTGTAATCGTTGAGGGTGGAACAAATTATTCTACTGCACCTGAAATTGTAGTTGGTGGTTCTGGAAAATTTGCAAAATTAAGAACAACTGTTTCTGGTGGTGCAATAACTTCTATAGAAATATTAAACAAAGGAAAAGGATATTCAGCAGTTACTGGAGAGACTACTCTCACTGTAACTCCATTTGGTTCTGGATGTGTTCTTGGATCAGAATTACATAGATGGCAACTCAATAATGTAGAAAGATATGATTGGTTGCTTTCAGGAACTAATAAAGTAACATACAGAGATACAGTTCAAATTAAATCTGAAACTAAAGCAAAAGGTAATAAGATATGTTCTTTTTATCCTCCTAAAAAAATTAGAGAGATATTAAGTGATAATTTAGATGTAAATACTTTACAAGAGTTAGATCCAGGAGATGCAGGGTCTGCACACTCTAAAATTTTAGGTTGGGCATATGATGGGAATCCAATTTATGGATCTATTGGTAATGCAAAAGCAATTCCAGATTCTTCAGGAGCAGGTGGATTAAAAAGATTAAAATCAAGTTACAAACTTATAAGTCCTCAAGTAAGTTCCGATTTTAGACCCTCTGGTTTTGCTCAAGGAAAACTTATAGATGATTACATTTATAAAGGTGATGGTGATTTAGATCAACATAATGGTAGGTTTATTGTTAATCAAGATTTTCCAAATGGAACTTATGCTTATTTTTCTACAGTAGATAGTGCTACTAAACTTCCTACTTTCCCATATATAACATTTAATCATAAAGATGCGACTGATTCATTTAATTATAGTATTTTTAATAAGCAGGATGATTTAACTTTAAATAGTGGTTTATATAAGAGAAATATAACACCATTAGGTATTAAGGAGAAATTTAGAAATTATCCTTTCTTAGAAACTGCTACAGATTCAAAAGTAGTATTAAAAGTTGACTCAATTACTAAATCAGGTATAACAACTGTTAAAGTCTTAGAATCTGGTGATAATTATAAAGTTAATGAATTGATCAATTTTGATTTAAGTACTGCCAGTGCTAAAATTAAAGATGTTTTTGGAAAAACTGTGGTTTCTGTTGCAACCACAGAGGTGACTGAGGATAATATAACTTTTGCATTTAAAGATAGAAAAGTTACAGGTTTTACTACTGTTCCTCATAATTACAAAGATTTTGATGTTGTTGAAATATCTGGTATATCTTCATCTGTATATAAGAACATAGAAGGGTTTAGAACTGTTGGTGTTGTTACTTCTAAAACATCACTAACAGTTGCTATGGGAAATACTGCTGCAACTGGAATTAATACATTCATAAGACTAGAAGAACCAACTGTTTCTCGAAAATTTAAACCAGATGATATTATTAAAATTGGAAATGAAGAAATTTTAATTACTGTAGTTGACGACTTAAATAACAAATATAATGTTGTTAGAAAAAATAACAATATAGAATCTGCACACAATATTAATTCTGAAGTTAATAAATTACCACAAGAATTTACCTTTGATGTTAAGGAACAATTAAAGAATAAAAATATAGAACCAAAAGCAGTTGAATTTTTCGATGCTTCCTTTATTACAATTGATGGTATTGCTTATAACAGATCTGTTGGTGTTGGTAGCACTTCTAATAATATAGTTACTGGATTTACAAGCACTGCCACAATAGATTCTTCAATTCCCAATTCTATTCGTCTCCCTGGACACAAATTTAAAACTGGAGACAAATTAAAAGTAACTTCATTTGATAAAGGTATAGTAAAATCAAGTTTAGATGCAAGTTTAGCAAATCCATTTGATTTAAGCACTGTTGAACCTTTAATATGTGTAAAATTTAATAATGACTTTATTGGATTATCA